TGTGCCTGATGCCGTAACTGTCCCTATAGAACCTGTCCCGGAAACACCTGTAACACTTTCAGTAACAGGTGTTGTAACATCCCCACCAAAAGTTACAGTGCCAACACCAGTTTGTATTCGGGGAAGAAAAGGTTTTTTAGTAAAACTACCATCATCAGTTACTGGGAAAGAGATAGTAACATCTGTGGTTTCTGAAACATCTGGTCTGGGTTGAAAAAGAGCTTCTGGATCCGCACCCACTTGGGTAGGCTCTAACTGTCTAGCTTTAGGTTCATAACACTCTGGGCAGACTTTAAAATTATTCCATTCTTCACGTAAATCAAGATAAGGGTATTGAAACCCGCATCTATCACAAATTGCCTGTGCGTATTTTCCTAAAGCATAAGCCATTAGCTGAACCCATAGTAATCTCTACGCGGAACTAAACTAAGATTAGCTCTATCTACATCCTCATACGCAGCACGACTAAACTCTTCTTCATAAACTGCTTTAAGAACTTGTATACGATCAGGAGCTTTTTTCATAGCTAAGTAATATGCCAGCCCCGCTGCTAAACAAGGATAAAATCTGAACGGGACATCTAAAGTATTGATAGAAGAATCAGCATCTTCGATACGAGTTAATCTATCGTACACCAGAGTATAAGAGGTATTAGGAGTAGGCCAAACTTTAATAGTGGGGGCTATTTGCCTATCAACATACCATTGGCTAGGCTGAGCTTCAGTATTTTTGCTAGGGATATTTATGAAAGCATCTCTACTTATCCTAGTTATTTGGGTATCTGATTGTGTGGAACCTGTACCTGTTCTTATAACAGCACTCAAAATATCAATAGTATCGGTAGGTAATGAATAAGTAGCAGTACCCGAAGTTAACGATAGAGTACTTTGTTCTATCGTCCACCTGTTTAGACCTCTGTTTGCCCAATCAGCAAACATAAGATTCAAAGAGCGGGTGGCTGTTCTCACATCATACCCTGTACGAACTTCTAAGCCACACCGCTCAAAAGCCTCTTCAATGTAATCATTTACATCAAGCTCAAAATTGGATGACCCAGAGGTAGCCATTAGCTATACGGACCTTTAATAATTTTAGGATCGCCCATCTTTTTTACTTTATTGACTGCGCCGCCTTTAGACATTTTCATCATTTTATTGACTGCACCGCCTTTAGCCATTTTCTTCATTTTATTGACTGCACCGCCTTTAGCGTACATCTTCTTTTTCATCTTCGCCATCTTCATCTTCCTCTTCTGCGTAGAGATTATCAAAGATCTGATTGACATCCATTGTATAGTCTAAATCAGACTTTGAATAGTGAATGTGTTGTGAGGGTTTAAATTGAGGAGCTCCCTCCCCTGTAACATACCATGCTGGATGTGTTACCCTCACACGATTATTAGGCAAAGCCACAATATTACCTGTCCATTCACCAGCATCTAATAACTCTAACACATGGCTTTGTTTATGTTGAGCTGGATCATCTGCTACTTCACTATCTGTATAATCAACAGTAAAATAGTATTTTGCAGGGTAAAACTTACCATCTATTTTTGCAATCCAAGGGCAGGGTTTTGCTCTGTTCAAACTATATACGGCATGAGTATGTGACATACAATCCCAAGGTTGTGCTTGATATACATCCATAGGTTGAGGCCAACTCTCAAATTGAGTATCACCAACCAAAGCTGTTATCGGCATCCTTGCCCACATAGCACCACCATGAACATTTTCTTCACCTTCTTCATCACTCTCACAACCTGTGAATATAACTTGAAAACTTAAACATCTGTTTGGCATAGTTGTAACAGCTATTACCATTGCATGAAGAAACTCTCCATGGAAATTTTCGTGGTTGCAAGTATACTCCCGCCTTACCCAACATTTGAAGTAGGGGACGTTACTTGTTAAAAAATTCATTTTTTCTTTTTATCCTCTTTCTTTTTTGGTTTTTTACCTTTTCCAAAAATATGAGCATCTACTTTAGCTGCTTTACCACCAGTTAAAACACTGTTCACCCTAGCCATTGCCCATTGACTAGGGGTGGTTCCAGGACGATGCCCTGTTCTATACGCTGCTAACCCTTTATTATATACTCTACCGAGTTGTCCAGCTGTGACCTTTTTACCTTTTTTGCGAGCCGCTTCAGCTTTTTTTGCTAGTGACGTTTTTGTTCCTGCGCTTAGTGCCATTGCCTTTACCTTTCGTTTTAGCAGCAGTAATTATGTCTGCACGAGTTATCTTTCCACGAGGCGGTGCAAAAGCCGCTAACTTTTTTTGCTTTGCAGATAATTTTTTTGCCATAACTATTTCTTTTTACCCCCAAACATTTTACGGAACTTTTTTGTATGCACGGATTCTTTCGTTTTCCTTCTAGCTCCTGACTTATTAGTATCACTTGGGAAAACATAAGCTGAAGGATCCTTTGCTGATTTACGAGCATTACGTTGTATTTCTTTACGACGTTTTTTCTTATCTTCTGGGCTTAACCCTGCAAGATATTTAGCAGGGATTTTTCGTTTTGATTTTTTCTTGCGACTAGAGGGAGCAGTCTTAATCTGCTTTGCCATATTACCTCTTGTCATAGCCATTACATTAGCCTCGGCACAGCCGCCGCTGCTATAATCAACACCGCTATACCCCACAATCTCATATCTAATTTATCAAGTTGTTTTTGTATTTGGACATAACGCTCACTGCAATCTGCCTCATGTTTTTCCAACAACTTTAAAACATCATCTGCTTTCATTTTACCACGCCTTACAAGACCAATACCGCGCACTAAATTTATCTTTAGCACTAGCACAGTTATGACGAGCCCTAAACGATTTGCGTCTTGCAGGAACGTCTTTTTTAATACTCATATTAGGGTCACCAAACCTTACAAGTTTTATTTGGTCACCTTTTTTAGCTAATACTGCTGATTTTTTCTTAGCTCCAGGAGTACGCTTCGGTTTGTTTAATCCAGGAAAAGTCTCCCCTCGGTATGATATTTTACCGGAAGGAGTTCTCTTTACATCCTTTGCACTAGCCATCAGGACAGAAACACCGTGATAGAATCAATAGCCGTTAGGGTAGTCAAGGTAGGGCTAGATGAACATTTAATACCTTCATCAGGAACGTATATTGAATCTGTTTGATCTGTTGTTGAAGTAATATCTAAAACAGTTGCACCCGAAGCTCCATCTTTAATAATAAAAGCGGGGGAACCTGAACCATTAGTTTTTATATAAACACCTCTGATCCTAGAAGGACCAGCAAAGAAAGCACCTGTTGCTGTTCTTGTAAAAGCCTTTACATCTGAGCCAGCCATCTTATTCTCCTTTTAAAAAGAGAGGGGCTAACCCCTCTCTATTGTACACCAAGCAATTTAAGCTGTTGGTGAGTCGGATGAAATACCGAAGAACTTCAGTGATAACTGACCGCCAGCACCCGCTGTTCCAGAAATAACAACCTCTACCTCATCCGCAGTCTCAGTTGCCGCAGTAGTTGTTCCTCCAGACATGCCCAAAACACCGTTGCAAGGGAAAAAACCCTTAAAACCAGCAGCATTAATAGCAATCGATACACCGTCTACAAAGCCATCCGTATCAGCATCGGTACCGATGTCAACAAGGTTAACGGCATTTGCAGCCGCAGTAACAACGGTTATAGCTACACCCATAGGAATAAAATTAGATGGAATTCCAATAGAAGATTCTTTATGATCAGTGCCTGTAGCAGCAATATCAATGGTGGCGTTGTATGTGGAAAGAACCATCTCATTAGTAAGTGCGCCAGTTGTCGCATTCTTGATGATGGATTTAAAACCGTTTTCTGAACGGACGGGACCGTTAAAAGTTGTGTTCGCCATTTCAAACTCCTGTCGTGGCTAGTGTCAACCACCCAATGTGGTTGTCAGGACTTGCAAAACTATAAACAAAAAAAGGGCGGCTCGCAAGCCGCCCTTCTCACAATAGTATGTATTAGGCTCCAGGAGAACCAAATACACAACGTGGATCAGATACCCCGAAGCTATAACGCTCACGAGCTTTGTAACGCACGTTGCCTGTATCAAAATCGCCTTCCATAGCAGTTTGCATCGGTGTACGAACAAAATGCTTAAAGCCGTTTGGTGCATCTGTTTTAATGAAGAATGCATCTGTATCGGTTAGGAAGTGATTAACCACATAACCGTCAGGAAGCATACCCATATTACGAACTGCATTGATGTCATTATCTGCTGTAGCTGGACGCAGATTTGAAGCCATCAAACGCTCTGCAACAAACTGTAGTGCTGGTGGAATGATCATTTTCATACCGCGAAGAGCAATTTTAAGACCACGCTCATCAATGAAAGCTGAAATATCAATCAAGGCTTGCTCGAGTGATGTTTCATTCAAATCAGCAGATGTAGTCAATTCGTTTTTAAAATTGCCACCTGAAGTAGTGGGATGATCCGTTGCACACAATTCCTTACCATCACCAAGCAAGAAATTAGAGTCAAAAGCATTGTTTAAAACAGATGCTGCTTTGACTTGCTTAGTATTAGCCATGGAACGTGCCAGCGCACGAGTATAACGAGAACTGAGTTTGTCGTAAAGATTATCTTCAACAGCTTCCTCAGTAATCGAAAATGCAAGTGCAATGGTTTCATGTGTGTAACGAGCTGTAAATGATTCGTTTGCAATATCAAATGATACTGCTGAGCCCTCTTGTTTAGTGGGGGCAGCTCCGAATCCAGCCAGCATTACTTCTTCTTCAAACGCACGATCTGAATTTTCTTGATCATAGATCTCGGCATGTTCATTATCGTAGCGGTCATACTCCAAACCGAACAGGGCGTTTAGTCCCGGCTCTAGTTCTTTAAGGAGTTGGGATCTTGCAATAGCCATATCTAATTACTCCTTATAGACCAGTGGTTGCAGTATGGAAAGGAAGATTCAGTTTAACCAAGAACACTACGCCAGCAGCAGTAACGTCAATTTCGTCAAATGAATCTTTAATGCCCACTATACGGAAGTTATCCGTAGCAGTAGTAGCACCAGCAGAAGCTACAGAAAGCTCACCGATAGAATTACCAGTAGAACCGTTCTCTGAGCCAAATCCTGTTCCTTCAGCGTTACTATGAATCAAAGCAGTTGCCGTTGCAATATTAGTCAACGTAGCATCTCCTTGGATTTCATACACTTGGTGAGGGTTATCGTAAACAAAAACCCGCGCTTCAGTGCCTGACTTCAAAGAAGCAGTTCCAGGATAGTGGTTAGAAAAAGTTGGAGTACCATCAAGAGCGATGTACTCACATCCACCCATAACACCTAGGATAGCAACGCTACCGCCGTCAGCTGCGCTTACATCCACAAGTCCGTTAGTCAGGGGAATAACCATGTCACCTTGGTAGATGGCAGAGCTAGATCCTGCTGTGGCAGATACTTGTACGAGGTAAGAAGTCAAACCGTTGGAGTTCGCCGCGCTACCTAGCTCT